CGCGCCGAATTACCCCGTTCATTTCTTAAATCAAAAATAATAGGTAATAACCCCGCTACAAGGCCGGTATAATCAAAGATCACACGCCGCCATTATAGAACCCACTATACAACCGCTACGAAAAAACCCCTTTGGGGAAAAATTTCACGATTGTTCTACCATATGGAAAAATATCGAATCAGTAGTACCCATAAGTACCCCAATTTAGCGGCCTGTTATTCAAATCGAAAAACACATAATCTTTTGGAAAAATATTTTGTAATTGAATAAATCCTCGTTTGTTCTGTTCAGAAGCAAAAGCTTCAAATTGTTTTAATTTTGCTGTTTTATCAGCTGAACTCTTCATTGCTAAAATTTCGTTATAAGAGTTCAAAAACACCATATCTCGGTGTGTTTTTCCTTCAGCTACTACTGAGGAATAAGTAATTGGTGGGCCTAATGAATACGAAAATGAAAAATCCTCTCCAATCGATCTCCAAATCCACAACGTATCATCCGTTCTAACTAATAATATAGGCCCATAGTCATTTGGAACAGCTCCTTTAGTGTTACTTCCGAATTCGTAATCGTACATTGCTGGTTGACCCACATCAGTGGGAACATCAGTCAAATGCTTGTAATGTGGTATCGAAATTTCAATAAATTTTTCTGCATCAATATAACCAAGAACTTCGGGTGCACCATTGGGAACCTGAACATCTGCCTCAACCACCACTCCACCGTTAGACTGCCAAATGCCAGGATTGCTAGCTCCATTCATATCACGCGTTGGTACCATCCAAAATTGCTTTGTATGAGCCGATGGAGTAGCATCAACAGTATCACCCTCAATGGTAGTGAAACCAAGCTGAATTGATCCCTTCTGCCAACGGTACAATGCCAACACCCAATCGAACATCCAAGTATAAGGTAACGCCGAGGCCTCTGTTCCATTAAATGACGTAAAACCACTAGCGCAAGGTCTAAAAGCCGATGGACGTGCAGCAGCAGCTCCAGTGGGCTTAATAAAAGCACCAACTTCTTCCTTGCGTTTAAGCACCTGTCGAAGTGAGGTAATTTTCTCTCCCATCGTTAATCTGTCCATTTGCACTCCTGGAGTATTATCTGATCCAGGTATGTTCATCTGATCTTTTCCTTCGACAGGTACTTCAAATACAGTATAATATGCAGTTGCCCAATCTTTATTGTCCAACGAAACATCCTCCTGTACATATGCCACCCACTGCTTGTATCGCTCAGACGCAAGCATTGGGTATCTCAATCCGTCCTCTCGACTTGCTTCATCCAAAATGTCAGTCGGAGACAACATCAGTTTATCTCCAACTTTCCATCGGAACCACGAAATACGCGGAACGTCTCTGACAATCTCTGTTGTCTCTATAGTCTGTCCAGCTTGTGTAATATTTGAATCGGGTAACACAGTTACTGGCTTGACCACAGTAACAGGATCAACCACAGGTTCTGGCACAATTATTTTATCAGGTTTCTCTACATCCGATATACAAGGAGGCTGCACGTAAGACTCTGTCAAAGATGGTCTAAGTGGCAACACTGTTGTAGTATTACTATATTTTGTATTCATTAAAAAATTTGCAGAATGTAACAAAGATACAGCATTAGATAAAGATGGAAATCCAAACTCAAAATCGGCTCCGCCTGATGACTCAACTATAATTTCAATTTGATCAGCAGCAGTTGCTGGATTACGTAAAGCGTTGACTACGTCAACGTAGATCATACCGGTTGGAACAGCATCACACACTGTAAATCCAACACGTTTAGAAGATCTATACGCAGTCGGACTCCACGGTTCATTCCAAACAAAAGGAATTTCGAAGTCAAATTCGTGGGTATCTCTTAAATCAATAATTTGAGAATAACACTTTGTTAAGTCTACTGCCAATGGATTAGTAGCCTCATTAGCACCAGGCACCCAAATGAGTCTGAATCTTCCAGAGTGAAAAACTGTTTTAATAATTCTAAATTTATATTTAATTGACCCTCGCCAATACCTAAACATATTAGATAAGTATGATAACATAGTATTTAAACAATATCGGTTAATAAGAGTTACATTTTTACGACAGGATACAGGTGACACGGGCCACGCCCACAACACTGCACCCTGGGTTTGTGTTTTTGACATAGTAAATCTATCAGTAAATATATCTTTTGATAAAAGATGGGCCAATGACATTTCATCCTCGTTCGTAATAGATGTAGTGGCTGCTTGATCAATAGAATTTGTTGCATCCATTGCAAGAACTTTTGCCTGAGACACACCAGCATGATTTGCTAGATCAGGCACATATCGAGGCACCACAGCAGTCACATCAGCCGTTGTAATTGGCTTCGACCACCCAAAGATACTTGCAACACCACCAACCGCATCAGCTATCCACCCAACAGCAGATGCCACATTAGAAACAATGGGTACACTCGTAAGAGCACCCGCCACTTCTGAAACAATTCCAGCGGTTCGCTGCACAACACCGTGTGACGAACCTGCTTTAGCCTTTTCCTGTTTAAGATTCACATGATCAACACCAGCAGTCACTTTTTCAGGATCAGTAAACGCAGGGGTCAACGCCAATCCAGTTGGAACAGTAACACGAATGTTACTAGCTGTAACCCATACGATACCATCCACCTCAGCCAGACCTGTCAATGGCGAATATACAGAAATAAATACCTGACCCAGTCCACCAAAACCGGATTGCATGTCAATATGTGATAAATTAATATTATAAGGAATAGTCAATTCAGCAGCAGTATCAGTATTAATATCTAAAAACACACGTTTATAACCAGTCACACCACCAAAATGCAATTGTTGACTTGGTGTATTACCTAACATCTTTTGGAGAGGATTAAACCATAAAATTAACATTCCTGCATTAAAAGGCTGCGCATTAACCTGCACCTTGATAGTGAAGTCAGCCCGTAAATATCTAAATCCTTGTAATTTTTCAAATATCATAGGCTGTGCTATCCAATCACCAGGCAATGCCACAGTGGCAACTGTCGCCCCTGCAGCCGCGGTTTGATTCAATTGAAATCTATATATTGGAATTGGTCTCGAAAGAAACCCTACCACCGAATTCTCCAGTTTATCATCAATATTTTCTTTAATTTCTACCGGTGCCAAATCTGAGAAAGTTTCTTTTGCAATATCACCTGCCTCATGGAAGGTCACAGTTTCTTTTTGTTCAACAATAAGGGTAGGCTCATTTAGAGCCAAAGTTGTATTTTCTTCATTTGTAAGCTAAATTCTTTGAGATGGAGACAGCTCATTCTTCCACCTCTGCACGCCGGAGCAGTAGCCTATATATTTTAAGTGAGCACACACTGATCAATAGAACTAAATAATTCTCTCACTGGTTTTATTATTGCTATCTAACAAACCACCTCAGCAGGATTTGCTGCTGTATAACTAACGGCGATATTTACACAGCCCCGATCACGAGGTTTTAAGTATCACGCGAATAGAGTCCATTTCGGCAACCATAATATTTGCGCACTTTTTGGCGGACTAACTGAATAGTACATAACGCCTTTAATACCCATGGACAATAAACGCACAACACATATGCGCAATTTTAACGACTTCGCTTGTCTAATAATAACATTACAACATGTCAATTCTATTTAACATCAACACCTTGTATTCTCCGTATGTCATTCGAATGCATGGGGTTTTCTCCGCAATACGCGCCCGAGCTCTCTCTAATATACACGAATTTACATTGAATACGGATTCCGGATGCAGACTCAACTCCTCGAACGTGCTTGTCATCACTTGAGCACACAGCTCCCAATCATCCTGATGACCACGTATCCACTTTGGCGTCTCCATGATAACATCCAGAGCCAAAGGAGCCACGTATCGAGCCTCTTCTACATCAAATCGGAATCCACGCTTTAAAAAATTAATATCATCGATCTTGCGGAAGCCCATATCAAACTCCGACTTGAGCTCATTGGTATAAGTCATACCAAATAGAGCAAACGCTTCGGTCAACGCGTTTCCGTTTAACCAACCAGAAACTTCAGGCCGAATCGACCAGATATCATCATCACCATAGCACAGGAACACAACATCACGTCTGTAATCCGCCATGGTGACACGAAGTCCAGCGTTGCGCGCTACATTGAGATACGCCAAACGAGCGGCGATCAAATGAGCAATTGAGTTCAAAACTGTGGTAATTGGGCACCCAGAAGGGTTGGAATGGTCCCAGGCATAGCATCGATCACCGTAAACATGTACAGAATATACAATTTCACTCCACATCGCACGACGTATAGTATTGGCGGCCGGATCCGAATTGCCATAAAAATCTTCAATAACATCGAATGCGGCCCACAACAATGCAGCGCTCAATGAACCGTCATAATTTGTGAAATCACCCGCCAGACACTGATTGCCTTGTGATTTCATTCTCTCTGCAATAATAGTCCATTCAAAATTATATACATTCACGCCGACAGCTATCTCATTATCAACGCGATTCTTCACCGTATGTGCTATCAATGACATAAAATACTGACGAAACAATACCGTAAACACCTGACACGTGACTGAAAATAATCGTGTCTTTCCTGCTTCCACCTTTGCTATGGGACGACGTTCATCTTTCAACGCATCCTCCCACACCACGCCAGGTCGCTTGCCTCGGCACATGCGCTCCAAATACTTTTCACGTCTCTGGATTATATCTGGATGGTAGAATACATATCGTTCTCCATCTCTGAAGTATCTACGTTTACCGCCGCCACCTTTGGGCCATGTAGGACCACTAGCTGTCGCAGTATTCAATGGGGGGTACAGTGGATCTCCAACAACACCTTCTATAGCTTCCTGCCATGTAAGCACTCGAGGTTCAGTTGGGACGCCACCGCAGATCAGTTGGGACACATCGTTTTTACACATGTCCAAATCAGCCATCTCGATCAACGGATTCTGATTCAACACCTTCAACTGCGCACGAGATAATGGATCAATGCACACACCATCTCTTTCAAAAGATCGCAAGTGTGCTGGTCGCGTCAATGGCTCTGGCAGTTCCTCAGCAATTGGAGAAAGACGAATCTTTGACCGCATGCTTGCGCCATAGCGATCACGGGTCTTACCGAGTTCATTATGTTTACCTTCCATGACTCGATTCATCCACATCTGATCACCACCACCCACGATCACATCATCATCCACGCCCTCCTGATCTGGAGCTGCGATTAGTGAATCTTCTCGTCTAATCTTCATCGTCTTGACATATTCCGTCAACACCTCGATTGTCAATGGCTGTGCAACAGCTGGAAACTTTTCACCAGGAATTCCTCCAACATGAAATCCGATTATTTTACGAATCAATGACGTATCATGAATCAACAACGGAGATCCACAATCGCCAACATTCGTGTCTGCACCGTATCTATAATATTTCCTCATACGAGGTACTAATTCACCATCTATAGTAGCAGCATATAATCCATCCTCCATCCGAACATCCGATGATTTAATAGTCATTACATGTTTATCGTTCATAGTATATACAGACACTTTAGTATGAGGACGAATACGATTCATGTCCTCTTTAGTCGCTATATACTTCGTAATATCGCGCTGTTGCGGCACCTGCACTGGAAACTCGATGACCATCATATCACGCAGTGCGTTTGCACCTTCTTGCGGAAAATGATAAAACATCTCCTTTTGTTTCATGATATAACCATCCGGATGAGTCGCATTAGCAATCTTCCACCGGGAATTAGGACCGTACACTTTAAATGCACGGAGTAAATGTCTATTAGCAACGGCAATTTTTCCAAACACAAACATCACATTCAACGCTGGTCGCCAGACACAGTTTTGTTCATCATATGAATACAATCTATATACATTTCGAAATATGGACTGACCAATTTCTGTGGAATTTGAATCCGTATGAGCTTCATCCTGCCCTCTACGTTTTTCCGAAATCATCTCATCCCACGCTTTAGTGGCCTCAACTTGTTTATTCTTCTCATACTCATACCATTCAACTATTTCTTCCTTTGCTTCAGCAGAATCAAGATGACTACATCCAGAAAGCCAATCTATACTATCCTTCAACATCTCTTCCACTTGATTAACCAAAATATCTATTGTGACGTCTGGTCCATACACTTCATCTGCACAACGTAATATAGCTACAAACTTTCTATCCGCACACTGGACGCAATGTCCATTCCAAAATTCATCTCCACCTAATTTCACATCACGTAGGTGTGCCTCTAATCTACCTATAGTAACACCTTTATCAGTATGGGAATAAGCTTCATCACTACCTAACAATTTATTGCTAATGAACAATTCACATGATCGCTTTATCAATGCCTTCGCATTGAAATCACTCTTTTGGGTTAGCTGCCATTCTCTATACATGAACCACGCCAGAGATCCAACTGCGCCGAGTATCACTGTTAGCAAACCTGCCACTTTCAACCACTTCCAATATGAAGCATTTCCATTAACGGATTGTTCTGCTTCGGCAACACGGTTTGCCAGCTCATGATCTCCATAACGACGATCGATTTCATCACAGAGAGCACTCGTGACATCAATGGGGTTAATACCCGCACGACGTCCACAGCGACACCATTCGACTTCTATGCCTCGACTTTCACATACAGCCTGGATCTCCATCATGGTATTGACATCCAATCGCTGGAACATCTCTAAGTATATCATCCTAGATACAATATCTACAGCTTGGTCGTAATTTCCTTTTACTTTGATACATTCTGCTGGTATATGAGCTCTCCACTGTCCATCATCTAAACATCTATCTGTAACATCAACTAACTTTATATTATTCATAAATGTTTGTACACCATTCACATGATATATTCCTTTACAATAGCTTTCAGTTGCAAACAATGTACAAGTCTTTTCACTCGGCATGAGTCTATCCTTGAACGGCCACCAAAATTGATCAACACCGCCAGTTACGGACTCTGAATTTACATCACGTATTATTTTCCTCTGAAGCGCTTTAGCCATGTGAAATGGCTTAGCCTCTTCAATCTTAACAAACTTTTGCTTTTGTTTATTTACAGCATCTACTACACACTCAATCATTTCCTCATAAGTAAGTAGTTCCGACTCAACCACAGCAGGCTCAGTATCAGACAACGGATCTAAGCGCTGATACATTGTAAACGATGTTACATTTTCCGGATTGGCCTCCATAGCTGTAGCGACCTTAGCACCATCCAACGTCTCAATCGCATGGCCTCCAATAACTTTTGTGATTGCAAAATCCTTTCGAGGATGAACACGAAATTGCAAAGTTATTCGATTAGTGACCGCCTCTGGATTGGTGAAACTTTCGAAGTTATAATTTTTCCGATTGGATGTCCAAATAACGACCTCCGAATTAAAATATGTATTACCTTTATCTGATAAATGAGCCATATTCAAAGGAAATGGTGCGTTATTGGCCATGAATATTGCATCCATAGCCTCTTGTACAGGTTTTCCTGGCACATCCTTGAGTACTCCATAATCATCCACTATAGTGATGCGCTTGGCATCGTTATACGCATTCCAAAATCCATCACCACTAGGTCTATACCAATACACATTATCAATGAGACTGGTCGGTGATGTAAATCCCATATGCACCAATAAATCAGCACACACTGGATCTATCATAGTGGATTTGCCACATCCCGTATTACCAACAAAATGAATCAATGCTGGGGTGGGGCGGGCACGAATATGAGTAGCACCCCCTTGAGATACTTTATCACGCATCCTGAGGAATATAGCCCAATATTTATTGAATCTATCGGTATCAGATCTTTTCATTCCACAGCGCTGTATATCCTTCAAAATTTCATCTCCACGAATTGCCAATGTATCCATCTGAGCCGATAACAATTTATCTGTTAAACACCTCGAATCAAAATTTACCTTAACCAATGATGCAACCTCGTCACACCAAGCATTCATGCAATGATATTCATCCAGCATGTCCTCGGGGACACCGTAAACATATCGGGCAATCAAATCCTTAAACACTTCTGCAAACTTTTCACCATATGTTATCGATGCATCCACAGTACGCATGCAGTTGCCGAGACGGGAAAATCTATTTATGTACGTATCGTATACTTTGCTTGTAGGCATAGCACCCGTTGCAAGGGCACACATTGATAGCAAAACCACAGGTCCAAAAATAGTTGTGCCAGAGGACAAGTTGATCTCATCGAAACCAACCTGATCAACTCCCCTAGCTGCAACACCTGATCCGTCTATAGCCTTCTTTATCAAGCGCGATATTTCGTCGACAAGAGCCGGAGTTAGTGGCAATGACATCAAAAATTGAGCTATATGAATAGCAGACGTGGTCTTTGAATTACTTTTCCACAATCCCGAAACCAATAAAGAAACGGCAGTGAAAAACTTCATCCACATCACGCTCCTGTCGCACACGATGGTTTCACCAATCGCACGTATTTTCTCTTCTATTTTAGATGTAAAGTCATGGACTACATCATGTGACATGTTGACTTGATCTTCTCCAACAGTATCATCTGAATCATAGTCCAAACTTGAGGACCGGAGGAATATTTTCTTTCCGCACTCAACTGCACGCACATTAATCAACATCTTCATCACTTTCCAATGTCTGTGCCACAGCATGGCAACACGAAGCACTTTAGACCAACCACAATACCATGATTGCATCATATTAGTGTATGTGTCCCAATCGCGACACACGCGCCGCAATTCTGTACGTTTCAAATGCAAAAGGGGTATATCTACATGCCATCGCCCCTTTTGTCGCATCCAATAGCTACCGTACGTAACATATGGATGTCCATTACTTGCCATATCTCTACCAACTATGACAATGGGTCTTACTCTTTTCTCGCAAGGTCCACGTTTTCGTAGACTGTTGTGCGATAAACCTCCTGTCCATGAGGGCCTGAGATCCTTAACCTCCTGGACTGCCGCAACGGAATAGCCCGTCTGATACCTTCCAACATAGGGACCAATGGGCTCATCGGGTTTAGGGTCTGTTGTAATGTTTCTACCCGATAATGCAATGCCTCCATGAGCGTTATCTTGAATCTCATCCAAAAATTGAGATGGGCGACCTCGTGCACCACTCGATCGACGCAACTCATCAACATCCCCACGAGAAATGTAATTAATCGATCCATTAATAGCTTCGGATTCAGTCTTTATGATGGTCATAAGTGTTGAGATATATGACTTCCCGACTGAATTACGAGGAAGAACTTCTACATATGGATCATTCATAGGCCCAAACGGGTATTCTTCTAATTTTGCAAGCGCATCCTTCTCTCTATTAATTTTATTTTCAAGTATTTGTCCGTAACGTTGGCGACACCATTTGTCACGGTGAACTTCTTTGAGTTCTAAAGTTCGATTATTGTGTGATAACATTGTTTTTTTGTTTTCCATTACGTTATTTATTATAAATTCACTTGGTATCATTAAAAAGAGTATTTAAATTGAGTTATTTTACTTTGGTTTTTAAAATCACAAAAGTTGAGTTTAATATAAAATCACTTGTTGAGTATTAAAAATCGCAGAAAGTTTGGGTGAACGCTTTGTTTGGGTATAACAAAAACTTGATGACGGCTAGTTAGGCCAGTACCTACCACGGGTTGATATTACAACTTAGTCCTAATATATTAATCGACCTAAAGGACTGGTCTTATCACGTCTTTCCGCAATGCCAGTCACGAAGACTATATCCTCAATCATGTGTAAACCATACATGTTCCTAATTATGTCACATAAGCGCACTGGGTGTTCAAGCCAGCTTCCCACTTAAAACGTTTAAGCACGGCGTGTTCTCTCATGGTAGGATCCCACCGCATAGTCTATAACCCTCAGGTTACACGGCTTATATGGGCACTGTTCCAACTAGAAACCAGCGTTACGCAAGCAGATAATACTCGAAATCCATAGGATATCTTTCTAGTCTCTGTCAATACGTCCCTTTACCACCGAGACTGTTGGCTCTTGTCATTTCAAGAGTATACCATGATGACCGATATTATGCACCATAAAATTTCCATGTATAATAAATCACTAACAGTACATACAGACCTCAAAAATAATGTAACGTACCTATGGGCCACACCCGGAAGTCAGCAAGCTAATGCCCCCCTCAAGCCCCGAAGAGCGCGGTTTACCCGACCACGCCCTCTTAATGTGGCGAAATTAATAGTAATATTTTTGGTATTTTATTATTTCGTGGTTCATTCTAAAATTTCTGAAATCACCCTCTGAATAAAAATATATTTAATTACCCTGTAGGCAATTGAATCGAATAAGTTAAATATAAATATAAATATATGTAAATATATGTACAAACTATATACACGGAATGTAAAGAAGTATCTTTGTTTGATAAACCAATTATGGTAAAAACTCATACGAGTAGTTTATAAACCTCAAGTAGGTGTTGAAAATCAGATCCAAAGAAACAGATCATAAACCCAAAGTAGGTGTTGAAACATCTAAATAAGAAAGAAACACGACTATCGTACATGTCTTACGTTCAAAGCCGCCCCCCGGGGAATTAGCC